GGTCTTTAGATCATCCTCGAAAGCGTCATAGGTTTTATTACGGATTGTGTCCGAATTAGCTTGCTCACGTCCCTTGATAGGGTCATCAATGATGATTCCATGAGCTCGATTACCAGTAACGCCCCCGAGAATACCGCAAGACATATATTCGCTGCCATTCGTTAGGCTGAACTCCTGCGCTGCGGAAGACTCAACAGTAAGGGTTGCATCGAATATCCCCTTATAACGGGGCTGCTTAATGATTGATCGGGTGCGTCTACCTAGTTTTCGGGCTAGATCGTCACCGTAGCTGGCAAGGATAACCTTCTTATTCGGGTTCCTGCCAAGGTAATTGCTTGGAAATACTACTGAGGCATAAGTCGATTTGGCAGAGCCGGGAGGCATAAAAAACATTGCCCGACCATGCGGGGTCTGCGAGATCTCATCCAGCTTCTGAAGTATCAGTCGGTGGTGGTGAGCCATCGTGGTTTCGATAGGCTCAAAGAATTCTGTATCAGGATCGTCCGTCATAGGTCGACCCGGCACTTCTATGGCATTGGCATACTGAAGAATGTCTGATCGGGCTTTGCGCCTAATCAGCAACTCCTTAGCTGCCTCGGCTTGCGATTGCAAAGAGTTCCTCGTCTGTCATTTCCCGCAGGTCTGAATTCTGCGGGTTGTTGATCTTTTGCAGTTGATCCTTGTTTGCATTAAGCAATCCAAGCGGAACCTTGCTGGCTTCGTTTGCCATGTCCTGTAATGCGCCTACTGTCTTCAGAGCAATCATGCCTTCGCCTGTCATGAGGTTTTCCTCATTGACCGTATTGAGCTGCTGATTGGCTAGACCTGAAAGGATATTGGCATTGACTGCACCGTACTTGGCTGCACTGGCTAGGTTGGTGCTTATCGCCCTTAGCTCATCCATGAGACTAATTGTTGCGATTTGTTGCGTTATTGGAAGCTGCTTAAAAGCTGTCTCAGCGTTAAGTAGTTGATTTGCAACGGCTTTTACGTTTCGCACACTGGGAGTAATTCTGCGAGTAATCGCAGCTCTGTCTACCCCGTACTCCTTGGCAAGGGCAGCAGCCTTTTCGCCAGCAAGCATTCGCTTCTCAACTTCGTGCCATTGAGCTTCGGTAAGCTTTGAGGGACGTGCCATTAGCTGACTACTCCTCTCAGCGTATCCAAAATATACGATTTTCTTTTCAAAATGTATCTTCCTTTTTTGTCTCCCTGTTCGGGATACACCTAGTTTAATACAATATCTACGGGGGGTGGTTAGGCAGACGTTAGAGGATGTGAGAAGTAGAGAGTTTTTCTGCCTTCTGCTCTACAGTTCAAAATCACCAAATCTACACCCCCCACCTTAATCTGCTTCCACGTCTTCGTTTTTGTAAAGTTTTTGATTTGTTTTGTAAAGTTTTGATTGCAGCATTGTCAAGTTCTTGGCTTGCTTCCATGCTTTTTGAGCCACTGAGTCTGCCTTTTTGTAGAAGTTTGCCCGATTGATTCCTACCTCGCTTGCGAGAACCTTAATCGGGATCTTGCGTCCATTACGGTATCCGGCTGAAATGTAGACGGCATAAAAAGCAATCTGCTCCACTGGATCAAAGCTTTCAATCACAATCGTAAATGCTGGGAAATACTTGTTTAGTGGGTAATCAACTTCATGAGTGGCTGATCCTTCATTGAGCACCTTAGCAAATCCGGGTGGGAGACGGGGACCGCCATACCTATGCGCTTTGGCATAGTGCCAAAAATTTACGCATATTTCCTCAAATTCAGGATCGGTAAACCGTCTGCTCATCAATCGCCCAAAATAAATTTGTCCCAAACTTTGTTCTCAAGCGAGATATTAGACTTTTTGTCTTTGATCTCCTCCCAAGGGATTAGCCAGCAACATTGCTCGGAAGCTGCGAAAAGATAATCGAAGTCACCCGATGCGTAGTTTTTACCAAGACCTTTCCTTACGCTTACAACTCTGATCTTTCGACCATTTCCCTGCTTATCAACGTAGACGGTTTTTACCTGAATCGATTTCCAGCCTTCATTAGGAAGCTGAGCAAGAAAGTCATAGACTCTAGCCCGCCCGAATGGGACTGCGATAGACCAACTACGCTTTGCCGATTCTAAAAGAAACTTAGCCTCGGATATTTCACCATTGACAATGGTATGAATTCCACCCTTGCCTAGGTTTAAATCTAATGCCTCAATATGCTCATTCATGATCTTGGACTAATCTGCTGGTTGGTATTACCATCATCTTACACCAAAACCCCGAAGGGTCTGGTTACGTTTATCCAGCGTCAGAGAAAGGAATTAACTGACCGATTTCCACCAATGTTAATCGATCAATCAGGGTCATGCAATTTTTCCAAGGGAGATTTCCAGCAAATACTCCTCGGTGAGTCCGTAGACCGACTCGAATCTTTTGCGTCCAAGTCCATGAATACCGGAATTGCCTCGATGATGTTCGGGGCAGAGGGCAATGACCGGAGCATTACTGCGCTTCCCGGCTCTACGGATGTGATGAATTTCAGCAGGTGTTCCTTCTCCGTATCCGAGGTGAATACAAAGGATGCACCCGAGACTCGCAAGTTTTCCAAAATGTTCTTTCTCGGCTTTAGTTGCCATACTTGTACCCGTAAGCCAACTGGCAAAATTGCTTTTCAACGGTATTGCTCGACTGCCAAAAAATATCGACTGGACAATTATCCCTGTAATCCATAAATGCTTTGACTGCACAAAGCAATATGACCATGCAGATAATTAGTTTAGCAAGATTGAGAATGTCCTTCATAGCAACGCTTCCTCAAACTGCGACAAATCCAGCTTTGGTTTTGGCTTTCGGACGCATTTAAACGTCCAGCCGGGACGCAAAGCGCAAACTGCAAGAGCTTCCTCTTGTCTGCCAACAATCCGCATTACTTCGTTGTTTTCGTTTCTGATAACGTACATTGCATATCCTTTCGTGAATATATTCCTATCATACACTTAAATCTTTATCGACTGCCCATGCTTGTATGTATTCGATCAGCTCGATCATTTCGTTGACCGATAACTCCGAAGTCCTGCGAAAAACGATGTCGACCCCATGACCGTCTAAAGCTGGCAGCATTTCGATTGGTTCGCCACGAGCTCGAAGCCACGCAGCCGTCAACAATCGCTTCCAAGTCTCTACGTCTCGCTTTGCTCCAGCCCATTCAAGTGCCTTGGCAATATCGGTTAGCAGGGCATGAAGTTTGGCATTCTGAGCTAGGCTGCGGGTAATCGGTTTGATCTCCACTGCGTAGCCTTCAGGGGCTTCTGATACGGCAATTTTTGCGTTGGACCTAGCAACGTCATGAGCCAGTATGAAATATTTTCTCAAAAAGGACTCCCCCCAAAAACTTCACCCTCTAGGAATCGAAGGTATTTGTTTTGGTGTTCTAAGTGATTCAGTAGCTCATCATACTTGCCCCGCCAAAAATCGGCATCATTTATTTCCAGCTCCCCCACTCGCCCCGATTGCCCAGTCGAAACTGGACGATAAAGTCTTCCTCGACTTTCAATTTGAGCTCTCGCCTTCTTTCTGAATTTATCCATTCCCTGTATTCCCTTAATCCCCATTCGTGCCTATACCTCAAAAGTTGCCGTACAAGACAGCGATATTTATGCGTTTCCTCACTGATCGGCATTGATCCGGTCCGGGTGATATTGATATGACCAAACCTCCTTACGAGCTCGAATAGTCGTATTTGGGACTATTTCCCGAGTGACGTACCTTTGTTTTCGCAGGTGGCACAAAGCCATTGCGATTGCAGCAGAGGTCAAATTGGTTTTTTCTCGAATAGCAGATAAAGTCAACGGTTTTTTTTCTTTGACAAATACGGCTCGGACCTTTACCAGTGCGTTTGAGCTTTGCTTTTCCATTTACTTTCCCATCATTGCAACAGATTTTTGTTTGAATGCTGAGGTGAATTCCCTCAATTTTTCGAGTGCTTCCTCTTTTGCCTTAGCTGCTGCAGCGATCTCGGCTTGAGTTGGCTGCTTGGTGATTATGGTATTTGGCTTGCTAGGAATCCTCGGACCTTCGTTGCATAGGTTTTTAAAAGCCAATGCCGAAGGTGGGAACTTGGGGTCCATGTGCAGAAGGGCATAGTCAATCTTTGGCTTGTAGGTTGCATGAACTCCCAGCAGCTCTAGCCAAGTTTGACGGACCAATCCATGATCTACCCCATCCCAATGACGCATAAACGCAGCCCCGTAAATTGCCCCCATGCGCCCAAAAATGTAATCCAAGCCGTCTTCAGGCTGGCAAAAATCACTTTCCAAGTAGTCGGACATTGTTGTCTCCTCCAATTAAACCTCGAGTTAACCCTGACATTACTTCCTGATTTCGAGTGCCAGCCGTCTTTGACTGGTTCCTGTCCTTCAGCCAATCCGCTTTAAAGCCCCTCCAGCCGTTCTGACAGCAGAGTTCTAAAACTTCCTGA